TCATCTTCATAGCGTACGCGCAGGCGTGGGCGGAGGTCGTCGGGGCGGAGTACATCTACTGGGGCGCTCTCGACATACAGTCAGAGACCTTGGGGAAGATGAGACCGGATTCCACTTACGAAGTGATCAACCTCATGCAAGGATTGTGCCAGAAGAGCACTTATGTGCCCGCCAGGTTGCATGGACCGTTCTGGACTATCACCAAGTCCCAAATGATTCGGCGCGCCGCGAACTGCTCAATCGACATTGACTTCGGCGAAAGCTACACGTGCTACACGAACTCGTGGCCTCCGTGTGGTGAATGTCGGGCCTGCAAGGAACGCGCTCGCGCATTCGAAAGAGCGGGTATAGATGATGTTGTTGCGGACGTGGACCCGTGTGTGGGTATGGTGCAGGGGCGGTCCGCCATAAACTGAAGTTTCAAACGGAGGAGCAAACGTGGCAAAGAAAACGGTAGCGCAGATTCGCAGAGACGCGGCCGTCCAAGGTGCATGGGCTCTTATGGAGCACCTTGGGCTGGACCCAGAGGAGCCTCGGTTCGATGGGGACCCAAGGCGCACCCCGGAGCGTATGGTGCATGCTTACGAAGAAATGTGCGCCACTTCGTATGACCAATTGGAGCCTCCGAGGTTGGCGGTTTTCGAGGCGGAGCGTGGTCTAGATGCTATGGTCACGGTGAAAGCCATTCCTTTTGTGTCGGTGTGCGAGCATCACCTTCTTCCTTTCATGGGTGTGGTGGACTTCGGATACATTCCGAGGGACCATGTGCTCGGACTGTCGAAGGTTCCACGAGTAGTCGAGTACTTCAGTCGGCAGCCACAGATGCAGGAAAGGATCTGTTCTCAGATCGCCAATTTCATCCTCAAGGAAGTGCAGTGTCTTGGGGTCGGTTGTCGCATAACGGCGCGGCATTCCTGCATGGAACTCCGGGGTGTTCGCGCACTAGGTTCGGTTACGGTGACGGACACGTTGCTGGGATCGTTCAAAGATCCATTCGTGCGCTCCGAGTTCTTTCACAACATTGGTTCGGCCGTTCAGCCATGAGCGCGCGGGTTCGTGCAAAGCGGCCTCCCCAAGAGGCCGCAACGCGCACCATTCTTGATAGTGGTGCTTACTCGGCGTACACACAGAACAAGGAGGTCAATGCGGAGGAGTACATCCGCTACTGTGTTCAATACCAGCACCACTATTCCCGCATTATCGTGCTGGACACCATCCCTCCCAAGACGGAGGAACAAAAGAAGAAAAAGAAAGCGAAGTACGACAAAGGAACATACGAATCCACGTCCCCGGAGGCCGCCGAGTTCGGTGCCAAGAACTCTTTCGATATGTGGGTTCGTATGCGGGACGCAGGTATTCAGAACGCCACCCCGGTGTTTCACAGATTCGAACGTTTCTACTGGCTTGAACGCTACCTAGACGAAGGTGCGGATTACATCTGCTTCGGACCAGGCGCGTACTCGAGCCATTCGAAGAAGCGTGATTGGTTGGACCAGTGCTTCTCAACGATATGCGACTCCGACGGATACCCAACTGTAGACACGCACGGTCTCGCTGTAACGTCGGTTGAGTTGATCATGCGATACCCTTGGACTAGTGTGGACTCCGCGGCATGGTGCAAACGTGCTGGTTTCGGAGTAGTGCTAGTACCAAAAGGAAAAAATAAGGATGGTAGTTATGATTACTCTAGAGGAGCGTGGTCCGTAGCAGTGTCAGACGTGGCGTTTGAGCAGGCTATGGGTAAGGATGGGCAGCGAAAGATTTTCTTCAATTTGTCCAAGGCTGAAAAGGATTACGTTCTTGAGTATTTGCGCACCGTCTGTGGTAAGAATTTTTCAGAAGTAGCAATCAGTCCCCACCACAGGAGGGTATGCAATATCGTGTTTTTTCACGAGTTGGGCAAGTCACATAACGTGGATCGTTTTGTGCAAACTAGAGGGCTATTTTGATGCCAGTTCATATAGCAATAGTGCTTAGTGCAGAATGGGCCAACGACCAATTTTTCATGGATGAAGTAAAGGCAACGGGCAACAAGGATTTCCTCATAACTTACTTCGGATTGGACACAGACCGAAAACGTAAAGCCGCTGCAAACTTCGCATCCACATATGTCTGTCATCCATATACAGACCGTCCTATTAAAGACAAGAGGGACCGCCCGTCTACCAAGAGGAGGAGGTTGAAAGATGGCCTTCCCTGATCATGGTATTGTTATAAGAGTTCTTGATTTCTTGGAATCTAATCCGGATTTAGAAGAAAGATTCTTCAGAAAAGTCCGCAAGTATTCGCACGGATGCTGGACATTTACAGGATCTCGTGGTGGGGATGGTTATGGGTACTTTTTTATACCTGAACTTAAGTGTCAGATTGCTGCTCATAGATTTAGTTACTTGTTGGAATACGGAGTTCTACCCGAAGGTTTATTGGTTTTGCATGAATGCGATAACAAACCTTGTGTTAGACCCGATCATTTATTCCTAGGAACTTGGAAGGATAATATGGTAGATAAAACTAATAAGGGGCGTAACAACGCCCCAGCTGGCATGAGAAATGGAGGAGCGTGCTTGACAGATTCCCAAGTAATGGAAATCTTTTCGTCTACATCTACAGTTATCCAACTTTCTGAAAAATTCGGAATTAGTAGAAGTCATGTAAGTGCCATTAGATGTGGTCACGTTTGGAAACATCTTCAGCATTTTAACGATAGATCTAAACCGAAAAGAAAGCTTCCGGTGGGTGCTACATTATCTAAGTTGGTAGAAGATGAAGTGTTGGAAATTCGTCATTTACATTCTACAGGACTCTGGACTTATAGAAGTTTAGGAGAGGAGTTTGCGGTTAGCGAAATAACAGTAGCTAATATCTGCAAACGGCGAACTTGGAAACACATCTAAGGAGGAAACTTCGCAATGGCTGACTACAGTTTTGATCGGCAGGATTTGCTTCGGGTGCTCAAGGTGGCGTCGTGTGGTTTATCGGTGAAGCGTTCGGTGGTGCCCGTGTTCGATATGTTCTGCATACACGACGACCGCTGCATCACTTACAATGATGTTATCGGAGTGATCTCGTACTTGGAGGAACCTTGTGGTTTGAAGGTACTTCTTCCCGGAGACGCATTGTTGAAGTTGATGTCCGGCTATTCGGCGTCCAAGGTGAAAATATCCTCTCAAGGGGAAATCCGTTGCGGACGTTCCTCTGCGACATTGGACACCATGGAGGTATCTGCGTGGCCGTGGTTCGGTGCAGAAGGGGAGGACAAGCTCAGCATTTCCATTCCGATTGATTCGTCGTTCATTGCAGGTCTCAAGGCGGTCATGATCTCCATGACCTACACAGATAGCGTGCCTTCGTTTACAGGGGTGACGTTGGAACAGGTAGGTTCGTCCGTGCAGTTCTTTTCTACGAACCGAAAGGCATTGTCCTGCTTTTCCTCCTCGTTGTCGAAAGGTATGGTCAAGGGGGATCTGTCAAAACCGATCACGCTTCCTCCTGTGTTCTGCGAACACTTGGTGAGCGTATGGGACCAGTTGAAAGATGAAGTGCCGGACGCGCATATGCACGTTTTCCCCGATCACGTTGTCGCGTGGTTCGGGGAGGAGGCGATGTTGTTCTCCAGGTTGTTGTACGTGGAGAAGCCTCAGTTGCATTCCAAGATATTACAGGACTACCTTGGAGGTCAGCCTGTGATGCCCACACAGGTACCGGATGAGTTTCGCAACGTGGTGGATCGTCTCGTTTCCTTGTCGTGTGAAAAGATGGTAATGGACAAGACGGGCTCTTCCTTGTCGGTGAAGTCACAAGGGGTTGGTGTGTCGGTGCAGGAGCGATTGTCCTGGGACACGAAAGGTGATCTGTCCAAGTCGATCTCTATCGACGTATCGGTGGTGAAGAAGGCTCTGTCGGAGTGTGACCAGCTGGACTTGCGCGGGGACGCTGACAGGTTCCTGGTCTTTTCGAAAGGTGATCAATTCACACACTACACTTCATGTGCAAGGGGTGAGTGATGTCTGGGCACTTTCACTTCCTCAAACGAGCGGGTGGTAACAATTTACCGGTAACAGACACAAGACAACGATCTTCGTATCGCGGCGTAGGTGCTACCGGCTGTTCTGTATGCCCGCTCAATTCGATGGAAAAGGATCTGTCCACCCCGAAGATGTTGGCGGTGGGACCTGACGATGCAAAGGTGTATGTGCTGGGCGAGGCACCTGGGAAGAACGAGGACGAGCAGGGGCAGGCGTTTGTAGGAAAGGCAGGACGCACTCTTCGCGATCATTTCCCTACCCGCGACGATTGGGAAGCCACAAGACGGCACAACACCATTCGTTGTCGGCCCCCGAACAATCGAGATCCCGCGCAGGCAGAGGTGTCCGCCTGTCGGGGTTACATAGAGGAGGACATTCAGAAGACCCGTCCCAAGGTGATTATCGGAACAGGCGCAGTCCCTTTGGAATGGATGATAGGGATGCGTCCTTCGATCACTTCGTGGAGGGGTCGTACAATCCCCGTCAAGGTAGGGGATCACGTTTGTTGGTACTACCCCGTTATTCATCCTTCGTACATCAATCGGACAGGGGAGGGCAGGTCTCCCCATAGCCAGGTTTTGCGCCGTGACATACAACGGGCCATAGACCTTGCGAACTCCCAGCACGAGCCGCCCTACACCCCGCCAGAGCGTATTGCTGGGGGTGTCGTCACATATGACGGCAGCGACATGCAGCAGCTGGTGGCATTGGAGAAAGATCTACGTCGAATCGCACGCTACAAGGAGGTGGGGTACGATTACGAAACGTGGCCTTTGCGTCCGTATCACTCTAAGGCTCAGTTGATTAGTGCAGCCATGGGGCCGTCGCATGACGTGGTGGCGTTCCCGATAGAGCACAAGGACGTTAGCGCGGAGTGGACGAAGGCTGCGAAGCGTTTACTGGCGTGGTTCATAGCCAATTCAGGACGCAAGATCTGCCACAATCTCGTATTCGAAATGGAGTGGACCGCGAACAAGTTCCATCCCTTCTTGCTTCGTCGAACTACTTGGGGTGACACACAAGCGCAATCGTACGCCTTGCGCGAGGACGACCCCAAGACCAAGTCGCTGGACAACGTCGTACTTCAGGCGTTCGGATTCAAGCTCAAGGAAGTGAGCAATCTGGACCGCAAGGATATGCGGAAGCATGCGCTGCAGGATGTGCTTGACTACAATGGTTTGGACTCCAAGTGGACACACGCTGTTCACCAGGTGCAGGATGCACAGATGGACGAGGCTGACCGGCACGAATACCGTCGCATTCTTCGCACGGCTCCCACCGTCGTTATGTCTCAGATGAAAGGGGTGCACCCCAATCCGCCGGAGGTGTTGAAGCAGAGCCGTGAAATGGAAGCAGGTATCGAGCAGTGTACAGCTCAGATACTGCAGTTCCCCGAGGTCACCAACTTTAAGTTGAAGCATGGGAAGCCCTTCAATCCCGACAGTGACCCGCAAGTCGGCGAGATTCTTTATACCGAGTTCAATGAAGTAGATGTCTTGACCAGTGGAGGAGGCTACAGCACAAAAGCCGAGGTGCTGTCCGAACTGAGCAATCCCTTTGCGGATGCGATTCTCAAGTACAGATCGCTAACGCATAACGTGGCGTTTATTACTAGGTTGGATCCCTCTCGTCGCAACAGTGTAGTGCACGAAGATGGCTTGGTTCATACGAACTACAACTTGGTGTTTGCTTCTACGGGACGCACGACCAGTGATGATCCCAATTTGCAGAACTACCCCAAGCGGAAGATGGCAAAGATTCGCGATTGCATACGCGCCATGCTTGGTAATGTTTTTGTTGCAGTCGATTACGGGTCTTTCGAAGCGTGCGTTATCGCGATGGCTTCCAGGGACCCGGTTCTGATCAAATACATTTGGGACGGTTATGACATACACGGAGATTGGACTAAGAGGTTGCTTAAGATAGGTGGGGACAAGTGGAAGAAGTTCTGGTGGGTGAAGCTCGACAAACCAAAAACGTTTGATGAATTCTTCAAGAAGCTGCGAAACATCATCAAGAACGCATGGACGTTCCCCCTGTTTTTCGGGTCATCGTACAAGTCATGCGCCCGCAATTTGCACATGGAGGAACACTTGACGAAGGCGGCGTCCCTAGAGTTTTGGCGTGAGTTTGCAGGGGTCAAGAAGTGGCAGGACGAGCTATTCGATTTCTACATCAAACATGGGTACGTGCAGAACTTGAATGGTGGTCGCAAGCGAAGAGAGCCCATGACGTGGAACGAACTGATCAACGCCCCAGTGCAGGGCTCCGCGTCGGATATCGTGGTGGACTCTTGGAATCGTTTGTCCGAGCAGTACGATGCGTCTCAGTTCATGAAGCCCGAGTTGCAAGCGAGTATGAACATTCACGACGACTTGACTTTTGAGGTTCCCAAAGTTGTCTTGGATGAGACCATCAAGACAATCGTTCATATGATGTTGGATGTTCCGTTCGAGTGGTCTAAGGTGGTGCCCCTGAAAGTTGAAGTTTCGGTAGGGGAAACTTGGGGCAATCTTGAGGACTACGGAGAATACACTAACGCCGATTGGGAATGGAGGTACGCGGCATGAGCACAAAGGATCTGCACGTAGCATACCGACCCACGTCTTTGGACGAGGTAGTCGGTCAGAAGGCGGTGGTCAAGTCGATTGGGGAGCTTGTAGAGGCGGAGGAGATACCACACGCATTCCTCTTCTGTGGACCGTCCGGATGTGGGAAGACCACGTTCGCGCGAATCATCGCCACGGAGCTTGGGTGCGAGGAGGGTAGCGCGGACTTGCAGGAGTTCGACGCCGCGACGAACAGCGGTGTGGATGACATTCGAACGTTGACCGAAACAGCGGTCTACCAGAGCTTCGGCGGCGGCAACAAGATGTACATCATTGACGAGTGCCAGTCGTTGTCGAAGAAAGCGTGGGAGGCGCTGTTGAAGATTGTGGAGGAGCCCCCTCCACATGTCTACTTCGCGTTCTGTACCACGGAGCCGACGAAGGTACCGGCCACTGTCAAAACCCGTAGCCACTCCTACACGCTCACGGACGTGTCTCATGACGACATGTATGGGTTGTTGGAGGAAGTCTCGGCACAGGAGGGCATAGACGCACTCAGCGAGGACGATCTGTCCACCATCGCGCAGGCGTCGGGAGGTAGCCCAAGACAGGCCCTTGTGAACCTCAGCAAGTGTCGAAACGTCACGGATTACCAGGAGCTGCTACGCCTGCTCGAAGAGCCGGATGAAGCTGGTGAGGCCATAGAGCTGGCGAGGTTCTTGGGAGACACTCGTGGGCGCACGTGGAAGAAGGCACAGGAGATTCTTCGCAAGTTGAAGGACACGAACCCGGAGACCATTCGCATGGTGGTCAGCCGGTACATGCAGACGTGCGCCTTGGGTGCAAAAGGTGAGGGACAACTTGTGCACTACTTGCAAATCTTGGACCATTTTTGCCGCCCCGCAAATGGTATGGATGAGATAATCCTGGCCACATTCAGCGTGGTGTTCGATAAAGGGGACAAGTGATGGATATCCGAACTCTTGCGGGTAGGTTGCAGGTTGACAAGCACAACCTGGATGTGGAGCTTGCGGGACAGCCCACCTTGTACTTCGAAGCCGCGACGGAGGCCGCGCGAGCGACGGAGAGACGGGAGTTGTGCAAGATTGAATTGAGTTTGATGGTGGACGAGGCGATTGCGGACTTGAGAAGTGTGACACCGGGCATAGCTGAGTCGCGGGCGCTTCGGGAGGCCGAGGCAGATCCCACTGTTGTGGAAAAGAGGAATGAGTTGGCACAGCTGAAACGGGAAGAGGCGGAGTGGATTGCTTTGTCTAATGCTGCAATGCAAAAGAGCCACACGCTTACGGGTTTGGGTGGATTGTATTCCAATTCTTACTATGTACGGGATAGTTCCAAGTCCAAGAGAAGGAAGACAGCAAACGAGGTGTAGTTCCATGAGTGATACGCTTCTAATCGTTCTTGTGTGCATTGTGGTCGTGCCAATTGCGGTGTACAGTATCGCTCGGTTGATCACTCACGCTGTGCTCAAGACACGAAGAGACTTTGACAGCAACGGAGGTGGACAATGAGCAGTTTTCGAAGAAGTGCGCCGCCCGCCGGTGGTGGACAGGGGTTCGTCTATCATCGCCGGTCCGCCGCAGAAGTGGAGAAGCGGGCGAAGCAGACAGGCGGTGCGTTCGAGTCGTACATACGCGACGACATCCCGGTGTACAAGGTGAAGGAGGGTACGAACATCCTCCGCATCTTCCCACCTCCCTCTCGCGACTACGATCATTTCGGCATCGACATCTTTACACACTTCGGCATCGGCATCGAGAAGAATACGTATCTGTGCCTCAACAAGATGCTGGACACCCCCTGCCCGGTGTGCGAAGAGCACGGTGAGGTCCTTTCATCGTTCGGCGGTCGGCAGCTGACGGATGACGACAAGAACGCACTTCGTCCTTTCAACGCCGGCAAGCGTGTCCTGATGTACGTGGTAGATCGGCAGGAGGAGGAGAAGGGACCACAGGCGTGGCCGTCTCCGTGGACTCTGGATCGCGAGATCACCAACCAAATGCAGGACAAGCTCACAGGCGAAATCCTGTATATCGACGACCCGGAGGTAGGGTTCGATATCAACTTCAGTCGTCAGGGAACGGGTATCGCTACCAAGTATGTGGGGCTGCAGATTGCTCGTGCTCAAAGCGCTCTGCACCGTGATGCTCGAAAGATGAAGGAATGGCTAGACTTCGTCACCAACAATCCGCTTCGGGACATTCTTGTGTATCGTGAGTACGACCGTATTCACAGGGCTCTTCACCAGACCACAGGTACGGGCGCCGGTGAGGGAACCACAGCAACTTCGGCGACGGATTCAGGTGGCGACGATCTGCCTACCGAGGCGGAGCTCATGCGAATGGACGCCGAGGAATTGGACGCCGTCGCAGCGGAACTCGAGATTGACGTGGATGGTGTGGGTGACGACGAACTCGTTGACTACATGGTTGCAGAGGTGGAGGAGCTTCGCGCGGGTGGTGGTCAGTCTCCGGTAGACAGGGCACGTCAACTGTCGGTTGGTCGTATGGACAACAGTGGTGTAGACGACGACATCCCCTTCTAAGGAGGACCTGTCATGTCCAAGGAAAGAGTAGTGGTAGAGGCCACCGTCGTCCACTCTACGGACGACGCGGTTCTTCTGGACCACGGTGAGGACGAGCCTACCTGGGTGCCGAAAAGCGTCGGGGAAGAAAACGACGACGGCGACTGGTTGGTGGAGGAGTGGTTCGCTCACCAGAACGGAATGATTTAGGAGACCACCGTGCCTGAACGAAGACGACTGAAAAGGAGGCGGGCCCACGTGCCCGCCCGTCATTACCTGACGCTGCCTCCAGGCGAAAAGGAACAGGATTACATAACATCCGGGTGCACCGTTTTTGATTGTGCCTTGGGAGGAGGATGGGCCGCTCGACGAATGATCAACATTGTAGGTGACAATTCAACTGGTAAGACACTTCTTGCCATAGAACTCACCGCGAACTTCGCACGGGCTTTTCCGCAAGGTGCGATTAAGTACGCAGAGGCGGAGGAGGCGTTTGACCACTCCTATGGTCGTTGCGTCGGACTCCCATCGTCTCGGGTCGAGTTCCTTTCGTCCCCGCATGAACATGGTGTGATGTTGGTTGAGGACGTGTACAAGTGGCTAGATGAGGCAGCCGACTGGTGCAACAAGAAGAAGCAGCCCCTGCTTTTCATTCTGGATTCTCTCGATGCTGTTTCTTCTCGCCAGGAAATGGCACGTGATATCAACGATGATTCCTATGGCACCGAACGTGCGAAGAAGGTCGGGGAGG